GTTGTTTTAAAAGAGGACATTATTTTGTAAATGCCACAAGAATGTCTGGCGAAATGAATACTTCATTAGGAAATGGATTAACAAATTTATTGCTCATGCTATATATTTTAAATAGAAATGGCAATACTAATATTTCAGGAGTTGTAGAAGGCGATGATGGCTTATTTAGGTATGATGGACCTGATCCCACCAAAGAAATGTTTTCTAAAATGGGATTTACTGTCAAATTAGAAGTTTTTGACAACCTAAATGAAGCTAGCTTCTGTGGACTTGTCTTCGATGTTGATGCCCGCCAAATAATAATAAACCCTATTAAAGTGTTATTGAATTTTGGCTGGTTAAATTATCAATATAAGGATGCTAGCCACAGAACTATTTTAGGGTTATTGAGAATGAAATCATTATCTTTGTTGTATCAATACCCTGCCTGCCCCATCGTCAGTGAATTAGCATTGTATGGATTGAGAATGACAACAGGGTATCTTCCTAAATTAATCCGTGATAATAATTATAAACGAAAATTACACGAGGAAGTCCTTGAAAATCCAAAGTTAATTGCTGATGAAATTAATTTCAAAACACGTTTAGTATGCGAAAAAGTGTTTAAGATTTCTGTTGATGATCAACTTTCGATAGAAAGATATTTAGCCAATCTGACTAAACTTCAACCGCTGTGGCACCTTTCGTTTCACAAATATATGAACATCTATTCAGATGTTTATTTGCAATATGTTGGCGAATATGCGGCCGGTTATCATACGGTGGTGCCTCATAAAATGGTAAGAAGAAACAGAGCTAAACAGCAAAAGAACAAGAAATCTGCTCCTCAGGTTAAGGAGGTCGTTGTCTATAAAGATCGACCTCGTCCTAAGAATAACAAACCCAAACAGACCCAGTCAATTGGACAACAAATAGGATCTGCATTAGGAGGTTTGATTGGACACGGAGCTCATATGTTATTTAAGAACATAACAGGCTTTGGCGATTACACCATAGCCAATAACACTTTATTGCAAGGTGGAATGACTCCACCAGAGGTTATTAATACTGTAAAACAAGGAGGTTTTGTCATACGACATAGAGAGTACATTGGAGATATCTCACCTAGTACATCATTTGCGTCCACTGTTTACAGTATTAATCCAGGAAATCCTAATACTTTCCCATGGTTGTCTCAAGTAGCTGATTCGTTTGAACAGTATGAATTTAGGGGATTAGTCTTTGAATTTAAGAGTACATCCTCTGATGCCGTGCTTTCATCAGCAGCTTCATCCTCACTTGGTACAGTAATAATGGCAACACAATATAATTCACTAAGTTCGCCTTTTACTGATAAACGAACCATGGAAAATTATGAGTATGCCAATTCAGATAAACCATCCATGTCATTCTATCATCCTATTGAATGTAAGAAATCTGAGACGTCAGTAGACTTACTATATGTAAGAAATACTGATGAGGTTAATGGAGATCTCCGACTTTATGACTTAGGTCAATTTCAAATATCAACCGTAGGAATGCAAAATACTGGCGGCACTATAGGAGAATTGTGGTGCACATTCGAAATTGCATTTTACAAACCCAAATTATTACCATTGGGTACGACATGCTTAACTGATCACTTCAGATTAGATGCTATAACAGTTGATGTTTGGTTCGGAGACACTCAGACTCGAATGGAAGGGTCGAACATTGGTATAAATATCACCAATAATGGTAGTCGTATACAATTTCCAAGTACTTTAAGTACTGGAAAGTACATAATTAGTTACACATTGACTGGCATAGTTGGATATGCCTCATCACCTACCATATCTGGATCTGGATTAACATTATTGCCATATTTTAATGGCGGCACTTCTGCTGTGCATATAGCAGCGCAGTCCACATTGTCGACTGCATCAATTCAAGTAACAGTGCAAGTTAATTCCCCTAATGCATACTTGGATTTCGTTGGCGGTAGCATCTCATCTGCTACAGAAGGCGATTTATTCGTCAGCCAACTTGCTTTAAATATAACTTAAGCTTTGATGGGCGACAAGTCAAGTCGTTAACATGGA